GTATGGCTCTTCCTAATTCAGCGAACTTCTACGTTAACCTTGTATGTGGCGCGGCTCAAACGGGAGACTATCCATGGGGTAATGAGCCATACCTCTCTAACACGTACATGCCATTCGGAGTACAGGTTGAGGTAAATCATCCTGGCGGAGATCTCAATTCATATCTTCGTTTTGGGTACGGCGCTGGAAATGTGAATGTTGGTGCTGGAACAAAGATGGTTGTATCGAGATTAGGGCAAGCTACCGATGTTGGCGTTGCATTATTTCATGAAGGATGGTCTGTGCAGACAGCGGAAACACAAAGTAATCTTCCAGATTATCCAGTCGATCCAAATGGAAACGCTATCTGAATAGGAGATAATTATGGGCGTTGCAAAACGACGAGTAGGACGCCCAGCTACTACACCTGAAGCACGAGAAGGTCAGCTGGTTAATCTTGCAGTTGAACTGGCGGAGAAGCAGCTTTCAGAAGGAACGGCTTCCGCACAAGTAATCACTCATTATCTTAAACTCGGTTCTACCAGGGAGAAGCTGGAACAAGAGCGTCTAGGTAGAGAGAATCACTTGCTGGGCGTCAAGGCTGATCAAATGGCTGCGGCTCAACGAGTAGAAGAGCTTTATGAGACAGCTCTGAATGCAATGCGTGCATACGCAGGGCAAGACATCGTCGAATACGATGAATAAGTCTTATTCAGAGCTTGTAAAGTATAAAGAGTTTGAAGATCGGTTAAAATACTTAATGATGCATGGCGTAGTGGGGGCTTCTACATTTGGATTCGATCGCCATATTAATCAACGTTTTTATGCTTCATATGAGTGGAGACGGGCTCGAGATCAAGTTATATCTCGGGATAATGGGTGTGATTTGGGGGTTCCAGGCTATGAAATTCATGGGTCTCTTCTTATTCACCATATAAATCCGATGGGAGTTAACGATATAGTTCACGGCGAGGAGTGGATATTCGACCCCGAGTATCTAATAACAACAACTAATAAGACACACAACGCCATTCATTTTAGCGATTTGAGCCTTATAAACAAGCCATTCGTTGAAAGAAAACCAGGCGATACCAAACTTTGGTAAACTGAAAAGGAGGTTGTCCAATGGAAAATAGTATTCTAATCAGTACTAAGAAGGTCCTGGGGATTGCCGCAGACTATACCGTATTCGATTTGGACATCATCACACACATTAACGCTGCGTTCTCTGTTCTAAATCAACTTGGCTTAGGACCGATTGAAGGATTCTTCATTGAAGATGAGCTTGCGACTTGGAGTTCATTCAATGTTCCAGGAAATCAGCTCAGTCTAGTAAAGACCTACGTTATTCTAAAGGTGCGTATGCTCTTTGATCCACCTGCCACCGGGTTTTTGGTTACTGCTATGGAAAACCAACTCAAGGAGTACGAATGGAGACTCAATGTCTTTAGGGAGGTGGAACTAGATGATGAACCAATCCTCACCAGGCAAGGAGTTCATCGAGCACTACGGCCGCAGAGGTATGAAGTGGGGCGTGCGTAAAGCTAGCCCTTCTACAGCCTCAGCTCCAGCGCATACGCCTAAGCCAGTTCACAAGATGCTTTCTGATGAAGAGCTTGGCAAGGTGATTAAGCGCTTGGAGATGGAGAAGCGATTTGTAGATTTGACGAAAGAGCCTCCGGTTCAAAAAAAGGTGGGCTTCGGGCAAAAGGTCACAACTAGAATTTTGAAGGTGGCTGGAGATGCCGCGGCAGAAGCCGGAAAACAGGTTTTGAAGCAACAGATCAAATCTGTACTAGAAAGCCAACTTCCCGCTACTGGAAAGAGTGGCGGTAAGAGTGGTAAGGGTAAGAGTGGTAAGGGTAAGGGTAAGAAGGGTAAGACTAAAGTTTGGAAGCCTTAGTATTTAAAAGGAGGTGATTAAGTGGGTTTGTCTAATACAGCAACGCCTCTATACTACGGGTTGTTTCGAGAGTCTGTTCTTCGTGGAGAGATTCCAGTGAACAGAGAAATTTCGGCAGAGATGAATCGCATCGACGATCTCATTGCTAATCCGAACATCTATTACGATGAGAACGCCATCAAAGGTTTCATACAATATTGTGAGATGGAACTAACACTAACTGATGGTGGAGATCTTCGTCTTCTAGATACTTTCAAACTTTGGGCTGAACAAATTTTTGGTTGGTACTACTATGTTGAACGCCACGTATACCAACCAGGCTTACCGGGCGAATCTGGTCAGTATGTCAAGAAGCAGATACTGAAACGCCTAACGACGAAGCAGTACCTCATAGTTGCGAGAGGTGCCGCGAAGTCAATGTACGGCGCATGCATTCAGGCCTACTTCTTGAATGTCGATACCTCAACCACCCACCAAGTAACCACTGCCCCAACGATGAAGCAGGCCGATGAGATTATGTCTCCTCTGCGAACTGCCGTCACCAGGGCGAGAGGTCCACTGTTCAAGTTCCTTACAGAAGGATCGATCAGAGCAACAGCAGGATCTGCTTACCAAAGAGTGAAGCTGGCGTCGACGAAGAAGGGTGTCGAGAACTTTCTGACTGGGTCTTTGCTAGAAGTGCGGCCAATGACCATCAACAAGCTACAAGGTCTGCGACCGAAAGTGTCAACGATCGATGAGTGGTTGTCTGGTGACATCAGAGAAGATGTGGTCGGTGCAATTGAACAGGGAGCGTCCAAGATGGACGACTATCTGATCGTTGCCATCAGCTCAGAAGGTACAGTCCGGAATGGTTCTGGCGACACCATCAAAATGGAACTAGCTGACATCCTTAAGGGAGACTATCAAGCTCCGCACATTTCGATCTGGCACTACAAGCTTGACGAGATTGAAGAAATCAATGATCCTGCCATGTGGTTGAAAGCCAATCCTAATCTTGGCCAGACAGTTACTTATGATGTGTACCATCTCGACGTAGAAAGAGCTGAGAAAGCTCCGGCAGCACGGAATGACATTCTTGCAAAGCGTTTCGGAATTCCGATGGAGGGTTACACTTACTTCTTCACGTATGAAGAGACGCTTCCGCATCGACCGCGAGAGTTCTGGCGTATGCCATGCTCAATGGGTGCGGATCTTTCAAAGGGTGACGACTTCTGTGCGTTCACATTCATGTTCCCTTTGTCGAATGGTTCATTTGGCATCAAGACTCGAAGCTACATCACCGCTCTAACCTTGATGAAGCTTCCAGGCGCTATGCGAATGAAGTATGACGACTTCATCAACGAGGGTAGCCTTCAGGTTCTTGAAGGAACCGTACTTGACATGATGGAGGTTTATGAAGACCTGGAAACGTTCATTGAACATTCTGAGTTTGACGTTCGAGCTTTCGGTTACGACCCATACAACGCAAAAGAATTCGTTGAAAGATGGGAAGCTGAAAACGGAGCGTTCGGAGTGGAGAAGGTAATTCAGGGTGCTAGGACAGAATCTGTTCCGCTAGGAGAATTGAAGATTCTATCGGAAGAGAGAGCCCTCATCTTTGATCAAGAACTAATGTCGTTTGCGATGGGCAACGCAGTTACTTTGGAAGACACAAACGGTAACCGGAAACTTCTAAAGAAAAGAGCAGACGAAAAGATCGACAACGTCTCCGCCATGATGGACGCGTATGTTGCTTTCAAAGCGAACAAGGAGGCGTTCGAATGATTCTTGGTCAAAACGATTTGGGAAAGGAGTGAATCAACTTGGCTATCAGAGATCGTTTTAAGAAAGTATGGAATGCGTTCCGATATAACGAAGCAATTCAAGACGATTATGGATATTTCAGTGCTGGCTCCGGCCCTAGTTATGGTGGAAAGCCAGATCGTGTTCAAATGTCGTTTTTCAACGAACGCTCAATTATTTCCTCGATTTACAACCGAATCAGTATTGATGTTGCCGGGGTTGGAATAAGACACGTCAAGTTGGATGAATTTGGCCGATATGTAGAAGACATTGACAGTTTTCTCAATAGATCGCTAACTCTTGAGCCAAATCTTGATCAATCTCCTAGGGCGTTTAGACAGGATATTGCGCTTACCCTCTTTGATAAGGGGTGTGCTGCGATTGTTCCTGTCGACACTGGTAACAACCCAATTACTAACGAACGCTTTGAAATCTATACGCTTAGGGTTGGTGAGGTTGTTACTTGGTATCCAAAGCACGTCAGAGTAAGTCTATACAATCAAGAAAAGGGTATTCGGCAAGAGATCATCCTCGAAAAGCGTATGGTCGCTATTGTTGAAAACCCATTGTATGCAGTAATGAATGAACCAAACTCTACTCTTCAGAGACTGATCTATAAGTTGGGTCTCTTGGATGCAATCGATGAGCAATCCGGATCCGGAAAGCTTGACCTGATCATCCAACTGCCGTATGTCATCAAGTCAGAGGCTAGACGACAGCAGGCAGAGCAACGTCGAGAAGACATTGAGTTCCAACTAAAGGGTAGTCGGTACGGCATTGCCTACACTGATGGTAGTGAAAAGATTACTCAGTTGAATCGCCCTGCCGAGAACAATCTTCTTGCCCAGGTCGAGTTCCTTACTGGCATGTTGTATGACCAGCTAGGTATCACCAATGAAATCATGA